TAAAGCAACTAAGAAAAAACCAACTGAGAAAGCAAAGGCTAGGGTTGCAAGACCTGGTACTACGAACCGACCAAGATCAGTAGCTCCTGTGAAGAAAGCAAAACAAAGGTTAGCTAAATCTGGCAAAGTGCAAGATGCAGCTAAAGTTTTTGAACAATTAATTTAAAGGTATAAAAAAATGGCAAAAGTAACAAACGCCTTTGACACATATACTGCGACTGCTGACAGAGAATCATTGTCGGATACTATCTACAATATCTCTCCAATGAGTACGCCTTTTATGAGTTCTATAGGCAAAACAAATGTAAAAAATGTCCAATTCGATTGGCAAACAGAAGCCCTACCTACTGCATCTGGCACAGGTCAGTTGGAAGGTTTCGAGCTATCAAGAGCAGCTTCTACTGCTACAGTTAGAGAAAGTAACGTATGTCAAATCTCAAGCAGAGATGCAACTGTAACTGGTACGCAAAATGCTTCTGATGCAGCTGGAAAACGCACAGAAATGGCGCATCAACTGGCCATTATGGCTAAGGCCTTGAAGCGCGATATGGAAACTGCGTTATGCTCTAAAGTAGCTAAAAATGCTGGTGACGCGACTACTGTTCGTCAAACTGGTGGTTTTGAAACTTGGACAGAAACAAACGTATCGCGTGGTACTAATGGGGCTGGTGCTGGAAACGGTGCTGCACCTACTGATGGTACACAACGCGCATTTACTGAAACTATCCTAAAAGCAGTACAACAACTCTGCTTTGCAAACGGTGGTGAGCCTTCAATGTTGATTGTTGGCCCACACGTTAAAGGTGTTGTTTCTGGGTTCACTGGTCGTTCATCTGCAAGACAAATGATTGATGCTAATACTGTAGAAGCATCAGTTTCTATCTATGCTGGTGACTTTGGTGAATTGCAAGTAGTTCCTTCTAACTTTAGTAGAGCAAGATCAGCGTTATTTGTTGATCCTGATTACGCTAAAGTAGCTTACTTGAGAGACTTTGAAACTATTGACATCAGCACAGTTGGTGATGCAACTACAAAAATGATTGTGGTTGAGTATGGTTTGGAAATGTCAAATGAGAAAGCACACGGAATCGCTGCTGACTTATCAACATCGTAAGTTAAACCGAGAGGGGCGGAAACGCCCCTCATTTTTATTGGAATAATCATGGCAAGAAGAACATTAATAGACTCTAAATCAGGATTTATGAGTGAGTTTGCTACAGAGGATGAGAAGAACATTTATCACAGTTCCCAAAATGTTCAGCCTATTTTGGATAATGTAAAGAATTTATCTTACGATACGCAAGGCAAAGAATTAAAGCACGTTGCAGAAGTACCTATGGTAATATATCAAAAAGCAGTCAGAGAAGGCTGGGCTAAAGATAGAAAGCAATGGAAGAAATGGCTTAATGACCCAGACAATAAACTATTTAGAATATGGCAAGGTAGAGTATGAATTACAGCGAGCTTAAAACAAACATAGCCGATTACTTAAACAGAAGTGATCTAACTTCACAGATTGATATATTTATTGATACTACCGAAGCAGAATTAAATAGAAAGGTGAGAGATAAAGATATGATAAAGAGGGCAACGGCTACAGCCGATGCTCAATACTTAACTTTACCTGATGATTGGTTAGAGGTAATAAATGTAGAAATACAATCAGGCGACTTTTCTCCATTGTTACAACAATCTATGGAATCATTGGATGTATTTAGAAAAGCCAATGATGATTCATCAGGTCAGCCAAAGTATTTTGCTATTGTAGATGGCACATTAGAACTTGCCCCTACCCCTGACACTTCATATACATTACAATTAACTTATTATGGTAAAATCACCGCGTTAAGCGACTCGAACACCAGTAATTTTGTTTCAACAAACCACCCAGATGTTTATTTATATGGTGCGTTGAAGCAAGCCTCTATTTATCTTATGGAAGATGATAGAGTTCAAATGTTTACTGCGCAATTTGAATTAGCTTTAGAAGAAATGCGTATGCAACAAGAAAGGGCTGCGTTTGGCAAGGGTTCTTTGATACCAAGAAAAAGAACTTATGGTCAACGCAAGAAAACAACATATTTTATGAGAAATTAGAAGGAATAGAGAATGGCTGGATTTACAGATTATTTAGAAGATAAAGTCTTGGATCATGTATTTGGTGGTAGTGCTTACACAGCACCCAGCACTTTATACGTTGGTTTATTTACAGCAGCACCCTCTGATACTGGTGGTGGTACTGAATGTTCTGGTGGTTCATACGCAAGAAAAAGTATGGCTGCTATGACTGTATCAGGCACTTCACCAACCACAGCAACCAATGGAGCAGCCGTTGAGTTTGTTACGGCTACTGGCTCTTGGGGAACAGTAACCCATGTAGGTATTTTCGATGCCGCATCAAGCGGTAACTTGTTAGCCTGGGCTGCATTGTCTGCTTCTAAAGCAGTAGCAAGTGGTGATGTATTCAGATTCGATGCTGGTGATTTAGACGTTACATTGGCGTAATCAATGGCCTCAGTAGGCTATGGATACGGTGGCTATGGTAAGTCACACTATGGTCAACCCATATTTCAGTTTGGCGAAGCGACTCTAGCGCAAACGTCAGGATTATCTGCATCTGCGTCTATGACGTTTGCAGTATCCGCAACATCAGCACAAACATCAGGTGTAACGGCTTCTGGTCGTATTGTTAAATTAGGTGCAAGCACGATTGCACAAACATCTGCTGTAACCGCAACAGCCGAAGTAGTAAAACTGGGTTCTGCTACTATGGCACAAACCTCTGGGTTTACTGCAACTGGCAGACAAATAGATCGTGGTGAAGCTACCATTGCTCAAACCTCTGGATTCTCAGCTACCGCAGAAGTAGTTAAATTAGGTTCAGCAACCATAGCACAAACCTCTGCGGTGAGTGCAACAGCCGTTATTGTTCTAAGTGCATCAGCTACAAGCGCACAAACTAGCGCAGTAAGTGCATCAGGAACATTAATTAAATTAGGTGTAGCAACCTCGGCAGAAACATCAGGATTTAGTGCTACCGCAGAACTGGTAGTATCGGGTGAGGCTACTATGGCGCAGACAAGTGGAGTTACTGCGCTTGGTAGTATAAAATATTCTGGTGTAGCGACTATCGCACAAACATCTAGTCTTTCCGCCATTGGTGGCTTAAAATGGGAAGATGATACTGTAACGACAACCACATATACGGATCAAACAGTAACAACAACAACTTGGACAGACCAAACTGATCCGTCAACGTCTTGGTCAGAAGCAGCTTAACATAGGATAGAAAAATGGCAGATACAACAACTACGAATTTAAGTTTAACAAAACCCGAAGTAGGGGCTAGTACAGATACTTGGGGTACGAAAATAAATACTAATTTAGATACTGTCGATGCAATATTTAGTGCATCAGGCACATCAGTCAATATGGGAGCAGTTACATTTGGTGGTGATGTAGCAATACAAGGCACAACCCCAACCCTAACAATAGGAGATGCTGGCGCAGAAGATACTAAAATCGTTTTTGATGGCAACGCTCAAGACTATTATATTGGTCTTGATGATTCTGCTGATGTTATGATATTAGGAAATGGAAGTTCAGTTGGAACAGAAGGTGCGTTATTTGTAAACAGTTCAGAACAAGTTTCTATCAAAACACCTTTAACAGAAGGAAATATAACTACTTACGATGGTCTTTTTACTGTTAAATCTACAGAAAGCGGAAATCATAATGTAGCTGCCTTTGCTTGGGAGCATGGAAATACAAACACCAGCATAGAACAAAGAATTGCATGGGCTTTTGGTGATGATTCTACTGCTGATACTTATGGCTCTGCTGGATATATAGGTATAGGAAAAGAAAGTTCGTGGCAAACTGATGCAGATAGAGATTCTTATATGTCTTTTGCTACAACTCAAAATAATTCTGCATCAGAAAGGATGCGCATAAATTCGTCTGGTAAATTAGGTTTAGGCGAAACTTCCCCACAAGGCACTATGCACATCAAAACCTCAGATAGTGGTGCAACAGCAGATGGTGGCGCAAATGACTTAGTAGTAGAAAATTCATCAAATTCTGGTATATCCATATTATCGGGTGCAAGTGCTAGTGGCTCAATTTACTTTGGAGATAGTGGTTTAGCTTATGATGGATACATACAATACGATCAAACAAACAGAAAATTTAATATTGTAACTGCGGGTAGTGGCGGTATAACGATTGATGCGTCTGGAAACGTGGGTATAGGAACTACGAGTCCAGCAAGTAATGCAGGATTTGGATCACCTGTATTAGAAGTTACTGGTTCTTCTGGTGGGTCTTTGCTGTCTAGCAATACCACTACTGGTAGTGAAGCTACTTTTAGCACTTTTAGTTCAGGCTTACAAATTGCTATGGCGGGTTCATCAACCGCTTCTGATAATGCTATACTTTTTAGAACAGGAAATACTAATAGTAGTCACAATTCATCAACCAGAATGACTATTACATCAGGTGGAAATATTGGCGCGCCTAGTGGTACAAATATTTACAATGCCTCAGATGCAAGATTAAAACAAAATATAAACTCTTTATCAGATAGTTTAAACATCATAAATAATTTGAACCCTATTAGTTTTAATTGGGCAGATAATTTTGAAGATGCTGAAAAAGACAAAACTTTATATGGTTTTGTTGCTCAAGAAGTACAAAATGTGTTTCCTGATGCAGTAGAAAATTTTGCTGGTGGTGATGATATAGAGTTGAATGGTGAAACTATTGAAAATCCATTATCTGTCAGAGAAAAATTTATAATACCTATATTAGTAAAAGCCATGCAAGAACAACAAGAACAGATCAAAGCCTTACAATCTGAAATTAACATATTAAAAGGAAAATAAAATGGCAATATCATACACATGGGATGTTTCAAAAGTTGACACTTATCCTACAAAGGATTCTAAGTCCGATGTAGTGTATAACGTGCATTGGCGATTAAATGCTACTGATGATGTTAATACTGTAGAAGATATGGATGGTAATGACATTCCTGTTTCTGCAAGTGTTTATGGCAGTCAAGCAGTAGACACTTCGGACTTATCAAGTTTTACAGCTTTTGCAGACTTAACAGCAAGTGACGTACAGGGTTGGGTAGAAACAGCGTTAGGCGCAGATACAGTTACTACAATGAAAGCAAGTCTTGATGCTCAAATAGCTGAAAAAGTAACACCGACATCAGTACAGAAAACAATTTCGTAAGGAGATCACATGGATTTTTTAATTTGGATATTATTCATCGCGGTAGTTGGATTGATTGGTTTGAGATTGGTTAGTGAAGAAAAGTTTAATCAGCTAAAAGATTTTTTAAAAAACAGATACAAGAGGTGATGAATGGCCTTATTGCCAATTACACCAGTTCCAGGAATCGTCACAAATGGAACGCCCTACTCAAAGAAGGGTCGATGGACTGATGGCGATTTAGTACGTTTCCAAAACGGAAACTTAAAACCTATTGGTGGCTGGGAAAAACTAAGATCAACAGCACTAACAGGCACACCCACCGCACTCTACGCATACAGCGATAACTTTGGCAACTCTGTACTAGCTGTTGGCACTCGACAAAAAGTCTATGTACTAACTCGCAATACTTGGTACGACATTACTCCAGCTGGATTCGTAACGGATGCCTCAAACGACCCACTTGGTTATGGTGCATACCAATACGGACAAGAAGATTATGGAGATGCCAGATCACAATCTGGATTACTGTTTGATACAACTTCATTCTCATTTGATAACTGGGGTGAGTTTTTAATATTTTGCTCGGCATCCGATGGCAAGATATATCAATGGCGACCACATGGCGGTGGCACAAATACACCTGACTCTGCGGGAACAGCAGTAACCAATGCACCCACTGGCAACTTAGCTGTTGTGGTAACAAACGAAAGACATATTTTAGCGATTGGTGCGGGTGGTGATCCAAGAAAAGTATCTTGGTGTTCGAGAGAAGATCAAACTAACTGGACAGCAAAAGCAACCAATACTGCGGGTGACTTGCAAGTGCCGACAGGTGGCAGATTGATTGGTGCTAAAAAGTTTCAACAAGACGTTATTTTATTTACTGATACTGGTATTGCTAGGATATTTTATAATGGCAATCCATTTGTATATGGTGTTGTAGATGCGGGTACTAACTGTAAAGCAATATCAACTCGATCTATAGCAAGCTCTGGTAACGCATTATCTTGGGTGGGAGAAAACGCGATATTTATTTATGATGGCGTGGTGCGAGAAGTGCCATGTGAGGTACACGATTATATCTTTAGCGATCTGAATTACAGTTATCGTAAAACCATAGCGGGTGGTCATAACTCTAATTACAATGAATTTATTTGGTTCTTCCCATCTACTGACAGTTTAAAACCCGATAAATATATTATTTGGAATTACATGGATAATGTGTGGGCGGTGGGTTCTATGGACAGAGGTTGTTGGGTAGATCAAGGTGTATTTGATTATCCGATTGCGTGTGATAACGATGGTTTTGTTTATCAACACGAAAGCACTACATTAAATAATTCACCCAACTTAGGAACATCTGTACCTTTCTGCCAGTCAGGGCCAATAGAAATATCCAATGGTGATCGTTATGTGCAATGCAATCAAATCATACCTGATTCAGAAGCAAGCACATTACCTGGTGTGACATTAAGTTTTACTGGTAAGTTTACACCGTTAGGCCCAGAAACAGATTTTGGTTCATTTACATTTGATTCGAGTGATGGTTACACAGATGCCAGATTCAGTGCTAGGCAAGTGCAAATGAAAGTAACAGGCGATACTACACAGGATTTTGAG